ATGCGGAGCTTCCGACCCGTAGTGGCGTTGTGAAACACGCCCTCCGGATCGAAGGAGACGCGGGGCAGGTTATCTGCCACCGCGTTCGTGGTAACGGTCTGGGGTTCAGTGAACATGACGTGTGACTCTCTGACTGTTGGGCCTGATGGCCCAGGAGAACGGCAGGCGGGTTTGCCTACCGCTTGTTGATCGCACTAATCGCTAGTGCGGCCAAGATCGAACTCTGACGCGGGGTTAATGACCCTAAGTCAAAGCCGAATCCGAATGGTGAAGCAGTCCGTCGCTGCACAACCGTGATTTTCAGGTTGGCAGCTAGCCGCTGGGCCGTATACTGGGAGTTAATCGCCAGTGGTCCGGCCCACGTGACATCATACTCGTAGGTCTTACGAGACGTGATGTACGCATAGGGCATTACTAGGCCGTCCTGAGCGAAGTCTGAGATGTTCTTCATGACATCGCCCATGTTGGCAAAGTAATCGGCTACAAAACTGAACGGTACGAGTTCCCAGAGAGTATCAAGCGACGGCGTCACGCCGTACACCTGGTCCATCTCGGCAACCGTTCGACGCCAACCCTCCGGTGGGAGGGTGTACGTGAACGCCCCATCAAACGTCACCTTGTGGGTGAACGTTGAAGTGGAGACGGTCGTACCCCTGTTCCCGAAGTAGGTAATAGCCGCAAGATTCTGCGGCTCCCACGACTGCGCAAGCGCAGTTGTGTGCTTGTCCTCTTGGACAGAGCGCACCACGGGAAAGGCGTAACTGCGGCGGATCCAACGACCAGCATCCCGCTCGTATTGAGCAAGAATGCGGTCTGAGTCCCTCATGGCTTTCCTCAAGTCGTCTTTCAGACTCAAGGAAGGGGCTATTCCCAACTGGTAGTTGAGATAGTTCCCCTCAAGGCCCTGATTGGCTCCGGGTGTCGAGAAGAATTTCCTCTCGGACACCAACTCAGCCACTGCTGTGGCTAAGTCGACCGCTGGAGTGACAGGAGAACACCTACTGATAGCAGTAGTCCCAAGAGCGTCCAAGTCAGAAGACTTAAGGACGCCCATAGGATTCGTGCCTTCAGGGAGCGTTGTGGAGTTCCAGACGTCAGTCGCGCTTTGATAAGCTTGACTGATCGCCAGGGGCCCCTGCTCACGCAGCATCTTGAAAGCATGCTGCGCAGGTGCTGCCCGTGTGCCACCAGGTAAACTGGAGATCGGCACAATGGGCAGACACAAGGCTTCTCGGAGGCTTCCGCCTCCAGGAGAAAGAAGCCTCGTTTTCCTGTTCTCAAGGTCCAGCTCGATCTTAACGTGATCGAGTGTACCTCCAGTGTTGGTCCTACCAAGGTAGCGTTTGAAACCCGCGTCCTTGGTATCGAACATGACCTCGAGGAGATGCAGAGGTAGAACGTACGGATAGTTCTCGCGAACTCCCGTACTGTTCTTCTGGTAGGGTATGTACCCTTCCGAACCGTCAACACGGTACCTCTTCCTCGGCAGCCTGATTGTAGGGCTGTTGTTCATGGGTCATGTTCTCCATTCGTAGAGAGATGGGCGTTGCTTGGCATCAACACCCTGGGGCCCCTTACGGGGCC